TGAAGCATAAAGACAAGTATTGGGTCTTTGGATGTGGTGAGTATACAGTTAAAGATGATAATGTAAAGTATGTAAAGTGTGCTGACGAAGCTACTCTTATTATGAAGTTTCTAGATGTATGGCGTCAGATTGATCCAGATATTGTTACTGGATGGAACGTAGAGTTCTTTGATATACCTTATATTGTTAACCGTATTCGTCGTGTATGTGGTGAAGGGTTTGCTAAAAAGATCTCACCTTGGGAGATACTGAACGAGCGTACTATTACTATTGCAGGTAGAGAGCATCAAGTATATGATCCTATTGGATTGAACGTACTAGACTATATGCAATTGTATCGTAAGTTTACGTTTGTAATGCAAGAGTCATATAGACTTGATCATATTGCAACAGTAGAACTAGGCGAAAAGAAATTAGATTATTCTGAATTCGATAGTCTTCTTGAACTGTATAAGAAAGACTATGAGAAGTTTATTGACTATAATATTAAAGACGTGGAACTTGTAGAACGTCTAGAAGATAAGTTGAAGCTTATCGATCAGGTTTTGGCGATTGCGTATGATGGTAAGGTGAACTTCCAAGATACGTTTACGTCAGTACGAATGTGGGACATCATCATTCATAATTATCTCCTCTCTCAAAAGGTGGTCGTCCCACAACTTAAACTTAAGGATAAAGAACGTCAAGCAGAGGGTGCTTACGTTAAAGATCCTCAAGTTGGTATGCATAAGTGGGTAGTGTCATTTGATTTGAACTCTCTGTATCCTCACCTGATTATGCAATATAACATCTCTCCAGAAACGTATGTTAGAAATTGTGGATATCATCTCCTGATTGAAGACATAGTAAATGGCAAGTTGAACGACGCGAACATACGTGAGCAGCTAGACGATGAGAATCTAACTATAGCTGCTACTGGAGGGATGTTTACCAAAGATTATCAAGGCTTTCTACCTAAACTTATGCAAAAGATGTATGATGATCGAGTAACGTGGAAGAATGAAATGCTAGAGGCTAAGAAGGAGTATGAGAAGAATCCTTCTTATGAGGTAACTAAGAAGATATCTCAATGTCATAATATGCAGTTAGCTAAAAAGGTGCAGTTGAATAGTGCTTATGGTGCGTTAGGTAACCAGTACTTTAGATGGTTTGATCTTAAGTATGCGGAGGCTATTACTAAGTCTGGTCAGCTGTCTATTCGCTGGATGGAGAAGAGGATCAATGAGTATCTCAATAGGCTTTTTAAGACAGAGGGTGAAGATTATGTATTGGCGTGCGATACGGATTCAATGTACATTACTCTTGACAAACTTGTTAATCAAGTGTTTGAAAAAGGAAGTGATGGACCGGAGGGTGAAGATAAACTACAGACGGAGCGAGTGGTATCTTTTCTTGATCGAGTCTGCACGGAGAAGCTGGAACCGTATATTGATAAGTGTTACCAGGAGCTTGCTTCGTATGTAAATGCATATGATCAGAAGATGGTAATGAAGCGAGAGAACATCGCTGATAAAGCTATCTGGACTGCTAAGAAACGATATATTATGAATGTGCATGACTCAGAAGGTGTGCGCTATAGTGATCCTAAGTTAAAGATTATGGGTATCGAAGCTGTAAGGTCCTCAACACCTTCGTCCTGTCGTGCTAAGATTAAAGAAGCTATAGTAGTTATTATGAATCAATCTGAAGAAGAGGTGATAGACTTTATTAATAACTTCAGAGAAGAGTTTAGTCAACTACCTTTTGAAGATGTTGCTTTTCCTAGAGGGTGTAAAGGGCTGACTAAATATAAGGACGCAGCTAGTCTATACCGTAAGGGTACTCCTATACACGTTAGAGGTGCTCTTGTATATAATAATCTTCTTAAAGAGCATAAGCTAGAAAATAGATATCAGCCTGTGCAAGAAGGTGATAAGGTAAAGTTCTGCTATCTTAAACTTCCTAACCCTGTTAGAGAGAATGTTCTCAGTATTAGTAATACGCTTCCTAGACGGTTTGGTCTTGAGAAGTATATTGATTATGATACTCAATTCGATAAAGCTTTCCTAGAACCTATTAGGACTATCATGGATGCTATAGGTTGGCGTGTTGAGAAGCAAGCATCTCTAGAAGACTTTTGGAGCTAAAAAATGTCTGATTTCGATTTTGATTTTGGCTTTAGTGCTGTTACAGAAGATGAACTGAAAGTAGTACAAGAAGCATCTAAACAAGCAGAAACTGCTACACAAAGCACTTTAATGCTTGAACAAAAGATTAATAGTTTATATAATATGATTATGCCGCTACTAAACAATCTAGCGAAGAATCCTGAAAAGGATTATATCTATTGGCCTAATAGATTAGATAAGATTGAACAATTCCGCGACAAACTTGATGAGGTTTATAAAACATGAGTGATTTCTTTCGTAATCTGGTAGAAGACATTAAAGATGCTGATACCGTTATAGCTGCTGATGGTACTGGATCAGCTGAGTTTACTGGTACTATTGATACTGGTTCCTATATTTTGAATGCTGCATTATCAGGTAGCTTATATGGAGGAGCTCCTAATAATAAGATTACTGCATTTGCAGGTGAGTCTGCTACCGGTAAGACCTTCTTTGTACTAGGTGTAGTCATGCAGTTCTTAAAAGATAATCCTGAAGGTGGCGTTGTATATTATGATACTGAAGCTGCTGTTACTAAAGAGATGATGGAGTCTAGAGGTATTGATACTCGAAGAGTTATTATTGCCGAGCCTGATACTATTCAGAAGTTTAGACACCATGCATTAAAAGTCATTGAGACATATGAACATACATCTGCTGATAAACGTCCTCCTATGATGATGGTTCTTGACTCGCTTGGTCTTTTATCTACTACTAAAGAGATGGAAGATACTACTGAAGGTAAAGAGACTAGAGATATGACGAAAGCTCAAGTCATTAAAGCTACCTTCCGAGTATTAACTCTTAAACTAGCTAAAGCTAAGATTCCTATGCTAGTTACTAACCATGTATATGATGTAGTAGGGTCTTATGTCCCTATGAAAGAGATTGGTGGTGGTACTGGACTTAAGTATGCTGCATCTACTATTGCTATGCTTACGAAGAAGAAAGAAAAAGATGGTACTGATATTGTTGGTAATATCGTCAAAGTTAAGATGTATAAGTCAAGACTTTCTAAAGAAAATAAGACCGTAGAAGTACGTCTAAGCTATGAAAAAGGTCTTGATCGTTACTACGGTCTTCTTGATCTAGCTGAACAGCATGGTATCATTAAGAAGGTATCTACTCGTTATGAAATGCCAGATGGTACTAAGGTATTTGGTAAAGCTATTAATAGTGATCCAGAGAAGTACTTTACTCCTGAAATTATGGAACAATTAGAAGCAGCAGCTCGTAAAGAGTTTATGTATGGTGGTGATGAAGAGGAGCCCGTAAGTGACAATAGACAGGACGATATTAGCGAACCTGATTCACAATGAAGAGTACTTACGTAAAGTACTTCCATTTTGCGATAAAAAATATTTTCAAGATCTAACTGAACGTACTGTATATGAAGTAATAGACGAGTACGTAGCAAAGTATAACAATGCTCCTTCTAAAGAAGCATTGCAGATTGATTTAAGTGAACGCAATAATTTATCTGAAGATCAGTTTAAGAATGCTCGTGAATTAATTAATGATCTTACTCGCGATGAGGATACTGACTTAGATTGGTTAATGGATCAATCAGAGAAGTTCTGTCAGGAAAAAGCTGTCTATAATGCTATTATGGATAGTATCAAGATATTAGATGATAAGACAGGTTCACAGCAAAAAGGATCTATTCCAGAAATTTTATCTGACGCATTAGCTGTATCGTTTGATAGTCATATTGGTCATGATTTTATTGAAGATGCAGAAGAGCGCTTTGACTTTTATCAACGTAAGGAATCTCGTACACCTTTTGATCTTGACTACTTTAATAAGATTACTAAGGGTGGGTTACCTAACAAGACATTGAATATAGCACTAGCAGGTACTGGTGTAGGTAAGTCATTGTTTATGTGCCATTGTGCTGCAGCTAATCTTATGAATGCTAAAAATGTTCTATACATTACTATGGAGATGGCTGAAGAAAAGATTGCTGAACGTATTGATGCAAATCTACTTAACGTAACTATGGATGAGTTAAAAGTATTACCTAAAGATGCATACGATAAGAAGATGTCGCGTGTATCTAATAAGACTACAGGTAAACTAATTATTAAAGAATATCCTACTGCATCAGCAAGCTCTGGACACTTTAGACATCTATTAAATGAATTAAAACTTAAACGTAGTTTTAGACCTGATATTATCTATATTGACTATCTTAATATCTGTATGTCAGCAAGATTGAGGCATGGATCAAATGTTAACAGTTATACGTATGTTAAAGCAATTGCCGAAGAGCTTCGTGGACTCGCAGTTGAATTCGGTGTGCCAGTGGTGTCAGCTACGCAGACTACTCGATCCGGATTCACGTCCTCAGATATCGGGCTTGAGGACACATCTGAATCGTTTGGGTTGCCGGCAACGGCCGATCTTATGTTCGCTCTTATCTCTACGGAAGAGCTCCAAGACCTCGGACAGATCATGGTGAAGCAGCTTAAGAATAGATATAGTGATCCGAATATTAATAGACGGTTTGTATTAGGAGTAGATAGAGCTAAGATGAGATTATTTGATGCAGAGCAAGAAGCTCAAGAAGATGTATTAGATGGACCAGTATTTGATGAGACTAATACTGGAGCAAGACTTAAAGAAGCATTTAAGGAGTTCATAT